GTTCCAACACTGGAAACAATTACACCATTTGTTGATTCATCTATAGAAGGTGTTTGGTTTTTCAACATATCTGGATTTAGATGGATGAAACCATTTTTGTCTATAAAACTTCTAGAGTTCGCATTTAAAGTATCAGACTTAGGATACCCCCCATAAAAATGCAACAGTGGTTCATAAACAGAGGGATCAGTTAATTGGTTGATCCCTTCTACCTGTGAGGAGAACTCATAGTAGTTTAAGTGATGCCCAAAGGTGTTAGAAGTATCCACAGGTTGAAGTGTTTTATCATGTGGTTTTGCTAGAATAGGAAACTTATTATTTGTCCCACTTACTGACTCAGTAAGCGTTTCTGTTCTATTATCTAAATCGAATCTAGAAGGGCCTAAGGACATAGCAGCTATTGTGAAATTATTAGGATCAACTATATCCTCTAAGTTACTTAAGGAAGAAACAGGACGATCAAAAGTTAACATATCTACCACTGCTGTTTTAGCACCATCAACAACGAGATTTTCAGACTCATAAACCAAAGTTGATTCATAGTCCTTATACATATAAATTGAAACGTTTCCTTTCATTATTCTTCGAATTCGTAACTGTTTGAATTATTTCCTAAAATAGTTTCTGTGCTTCCGTTCGCATCCATCTGCCCATATTTAGTAGCGGCATGATCATAATCAAAACCATAACTATCGAGATAAAGTGATCTTGCCCCTCCATTATAGCTAAATTGGGAAAGAGAAGCATCCCTGCTTAAAAAATCCTCTCCATAAACATCAAAAATATCTTTATAAATATGACCTAAGCCTTTATATGTTGTAATATTATTTTTATCGTAGTAAAAAGATTTGTTATCTTCATTTATTATACTCACATACCCAACAGAAACTAAGGTATTTAATCTAATTGTTTCAAAACAGTTAGAGTCAACATAGGGGTCGTCAGGGTTTACAATAGTATTAATGTTAGATCTTTGTTGTTTTGTATTTCTAAAGACTATTACTTCATAAGTTCTGTCACGAGTACATATAGGTCCATTCCTATGTTCCCATTGAGAGGCAAAGGAAGGAACGTTTCTTCTCCCATTAAAGGTATTAAAATAAATTGAGGATTCCTGGTAGTAAGCGGTATATCCTACTTTAAAAGTATGAAAAGGAAAATCCCTGTCCCCAGTTTTTCTAGCTTCCCATCTTTGACGAGTGAAATCAAAGTACCAAGAAACCCCATCAATGTCCTCTGTACGGATAGCAACACCTACTTCTTCATTAAAAGAGTTATTTCTATTTGAGATTGAAATAGTGTAATTAGCGTCAGGTTCAAGATTATTATTTGTTAAACTTGTTACTTTGATAGGTCCTAAGTAACATTTCTTATTAGAGGAATCTGCAAGGAGACTGTCTAATGTAACCTCTACTTCAAAATCATCTGACTCTTTAAACAAGGAGGAATTAAAAACCGCATAAATCTCACCCCATACTCCAGTAGAAACTGTACCATCTATAAAGGAGGAACAGTAGGAAGGAGAAGAAACAAAAGTAGAGGTAGAGAAATCGAAGTACTTCCCAGAACGTTTGTTTCTAAGAGTGAACCTTAACGGGTTAGTAGTAGCCACACTATTTAATTCTAAAGCAGCTATAGAAAAAGCAATGGGAGTGTTTATTCTTAAGTTAAAGGGCTTACTAGTAACCTTAGTAGTACCTTCCCCACTATAATCCATTTCAATTATATTATTATCCCAATGGGTGCCAAAGCTGTTAAGAAATGTAATATCCTCTGGGTTTCTGGATAAAGAGGGGTAAGCACCAAAACCTGAAAACTTAATGTTATTAACAACACGAGCATTAACCAAATCCCAAGAATCTAAATCAATACGCATGGAATCTTTAAAAAATTCTTCAGGACCGATATGTTTAATCATATTAACTGTGTCTACTCCCCCATCTGTTATAAAACTAAAACTAGTCCCATCCGTAGGGTCTGCATTTAACTTATCGCCAAAGTTAAAGAAAACAGAATTGTCATGAGCTTTTTCAGGGAAAACATCAAAATGAGTATTATCAAATAACTCAGAAGTTCTCCACCCTAAAATAGGTTTTAAGGAAACTAAAGTGAAAGCAGCAACACTATTGTAAATTTGAGCCTCAGCTTCTGCCGCTATGTATAATTTGTAGTTATCACTCAATTGGAAGTTGGAATCAGCGTAAATTACGGTTTCAAAGTAATGCCATCCCATATCACTAAAGGAAGCATTTGTAGGTAAAGCAGCAATATCTTCTGTACCAATTCTCCAGTACTCTTTATCGTTTATGGTATCAATGTTAGGAATCCATTTAGCTAAGTTAAAGGAATAATCATAATTCTTAGTTTCATTGTGTAACCGAACAGTTGGAGACCCACTCGTGGTACCAGCCATGCCAGAGGCGGACCAGTAAAAAGATAAAACGCAGGGTCTTCTCCCTACTTCAAAGTTACCTTCAGTATAACAATCATTTCCTTCAAATCCAGAGTTCTGAGTGTAAAACATTGAATTTAAGGTATCATCAAAGTCTAAGGAAGATAAAATTACTTTGGAGGAAGCTGTCCACCCCGCCGAAGTTTCAAAACCATAAGAAGGAAGAAACTCTTCCCCTAATATGGGTTCTGCACCAGGGTAGTCTTTTGTTACCCCTGTTAGAATTTCGATATTACTAGTATCCCAAGTAGTCCCTAGATACCCTCCCTTTAAGTGAGGACCTGCGATATGAGACACTAAAGTAGAGCCTCCGTCAAAAGTATCACTGTTCATAGCTTTGTTACATCTGTTGTATTCATGCCATAATCTAGCAACACCTTCTCCTAAATCTAAACCTTCTAAGTTAAAATTAGATTCTTTAACTTCTGTTACAGAAACATCTGTAATATAAGTGTCACAAAATAAACTGTGGTCTAACTCATCGTACTCACTTGTAAGGGTAGTATTCACTGCAGAAGCTGTTAAAGAGCCTCCTCCCCAAAATTGAAGCTTTATGTTGTGAGGATGATCGAAAGTTACAAAAGTAAAAGAGTTATCTAGAATATCACTCTCTGGTTTATTATTTCCCCAGGAAGGACAAAACTTTAATTTGTTAGCCTTATTCTGGTTATAATTCATCCAAACACCTTCAGAAGGAGCATTTGTGTCCTCTTTGTCATAAGAGAAATTCCAGTGAAGAGTAGATCCTTCTTCTGCTTCATTCTTTACCGTAGCAATAACTCCATTGTTATAACCATCTAAAGAGTCCAAGGGATTTAACTTGGTTTTATAAGAAACCTTATACTCTGTGAAAGGTTTTAATCCTGTTAACGTTTGTTCTACTCCTGCGACATGAGGGTAAGACGTACTTAAAGAAGCAGTTGGCCAATGTTTTGAATTTAGCTTTAAAGCAACAATGTCCTGTAGGTTAACTCTTTCTATACTTCCTTCCTCTTCTGAAATATCTACCCAGTCATCTTCCCATTCGTCGGCAAAGTCTCCATTCCTAATTAAATTTTCACTTGTCTCAAGAGAATCCTTTAACTTCCAAAGCTCAAACGTGCCAGGAGTCATTCCATCTCTATACTGTAAAGCAGACGCACATAAAGTAGTAGAGTTACGAATGGGGAAAAAATCCCTAACTTCTACACCATAGTGAGTGTCTCCTAAAACATCCCCAACAGAAGCATCCCAAACAGGATCTACATTAACTGTAGTAACAAAACCGTTAGCAGGTTTTCTTTGGAGGTAAGAAGGAGCATACCTTTCCTCAGAAGGTAAATACCCTTTCATTAGAAACTGGGGGGTGTACATAAAATCTGCATGAGGGGGAAGGATAGAAGAAGCAGACAGGAATTGTAAAGGTGCAGGTTGTGCTTTTCCATCTCTATAATGCAAATTGTCAGTAGGGGTAGCTTGGTATAAGCTCTTTCTTCGTATAGATTTACGTTCTACATCAGTATTCGATATCATCGTGTCTGTGTAGTCTGTAATACCTCTCCAAACTGTACTAGAAACAGGAGGCATACTTTGATGCTCTTTATACATTTCTTTTAAAGGAAAATCTATACCATGCCCTATATTGTTATTAAAGATTTCTCCTGTACCTGATGCTAGATTAAAACCGCCTACTTTAGGATTAGTAAGCAAACTTTTGTTGTGTTCAAAAGTTCTAGTTGGATAAATAACCGCAAAGAAACAGTAAGGAGGGATTGGGTACTTCTCTTCCATTTCTTTGTAGAAGTGAAGATTTAAGTGGAGGTGAAAAGGAATAAATTCTTGCAGTGTTTTTGAAAGAACCTCTACAGCATCTTCTCCCCACGCCCTAGATGTAGGGTCAGCGGGCATATAATGGAAAGCATCTACCTCCAACATTACAAAAATCTCTGAAGATTTAGAGCACCAGTAGTCTAAAGAAGCCACTTCTCCTTTCTTAATGGACTCCGCTCTATTTGTAGGATACTGAAAGTCACTAACCAAGAACTTCCATCTTTTCTTTCCAACCCCAAGAGTACCAAAACCATCTTCAAGGTACATTGCAGCACCTCTAACGTAATCGAACATAAACTCAATTGTGTCTGCGTCAACTCCGAAGCCTCCACTACAAATTGGAGCTGTTAACCACTTCTTTAAAGATTGTAGTTGGGGTTTAGTTACCTCGAAGTATCTATAATAATTATCTCTCTCAAAAGGAGGAACAATTGTATCTCTTCCTAGATCATGCACTTTTTGGAATTCCCAAGGTTGATTACCATACATCATAAACTTTGTATCTTGATGAACCCTGGCAAGGAGGTAATCGACAGCAGTTCTTAGCTGTTTATCAAAAGTTTTAGGAATTCTGAAGTAGTCTGGAAGTAGGGCTTGAATTCCATCCTTAAGGAAAGTTTCACAAAGAATGGCTCTTTCTCCTGATAGCTCGTCTTCAAAAATAGGAGATTCGGTTTTTAAAATGTAGTAAAGCATGTTAGGAATATAAGATTCCCAACATTCTATTAAGTCTCTATCCACATTAAAGTGGTCAATAGTGAATAAACTATTTAATGCTCCTGCTAAAGCTTTTCGAGTTCCCTTAGATTTGTAAACATAAATTGCTTGCCTTAACTGAGCCTTCCAGTGAGTAAAGTCACTTCCTTGTAAAGCCCATCCTAGGTAACGAGCTAAATATTCGAAGAATTCACGGGGGCATTGATCTATGTCAAGAAGATCACCTATCCCGTCAACAGTAGATTTAATATCATGAAAAGAACAACCCATTCCTTTTAAGAATTTTATAAAAGGACCTGCAGCCTCCTCTGTTATTTCTAGGTAACCTCCTTCATTTAAAGTGTGGATAGAATCGGCTAAAACCCTAGAAGATTTATCATTAGAATTATAGATAATATCTATGTAAGTGTTTATTCTTTCAAGATGTTGAACACCCGAAGTTTGGGAATCTTGCTCTAACCCGTCAGCAGTAGCGTTTCTTTTGTTTAAAATAGAAGGAATATACGAATTAAAAGAAAGGATATTATCGGTATTAATCCAGAGATAATTATAGAAACCTTTAACACAATCTCCCGTATCAATTGTTATTCCATTTTCATAAACGTTAACAATGAGTTCAATAAAAGTATGATAGGGACGAAGACTTGCGGGTGCTAGTGCGGCATCGTGATTTCCTGGTGAAGCTAAAGGAAAAAGTAACCCAAGATTATTTAAAAAGAATGTTTGCCATTCTTGCTCAGAGCTTAACGCCATCCCTAATTGGCTATTGAGATTGTTTTTCATCTCATTACTTGTATTTCCAGGAAACAAATGAGGTAAAATTATTGAAACGAGAGCTTGTCGTAAATCACTTACAGATTCAAATTCAGAAAGTAATGAAGGAAACCCTTGGTCTACTAATAATTCCCCTAAAGGGTCAAGAAGAATCTTCTGAATTAAAGAGGCATCTACACTTGTTTTATTGTGGTTATTAGTAAAGAAAGAACTAATTTCCTTTGCTGTGTAATCACTCTCCAGGGTCACAATGTTGGAATTAAACTCAGAGGCGAAAGCAGCAACCCTATTTATCATTGTGTAAATAATGTTTTCTTCTTTTCCATACAGGAGTTCCTCTTCCTCAAAATAAACTTGAGGAACAAATTTAGCTACAACATCAATATAATTATGCTGAAAATACTTTCGGTCAAGGGAATCTCTATACATATTCTACGTTAATCTCTATATTGTTTAATTGTATAATTTCATTGTACATCAGAAAAATATCCTCTTTGATATTGTCTACTGTTGTGTAAGTAACCCCTTCTTCCTCCATAGCTTTCACTACGATATCTCCTAAAAAGAGAGTTTCTCCAAAGTCAACATTATCTGCATGAAAAAGTCTTTTTATTTTGGAAGCTACACCTACCTTAATCCTTTCTTCATTTGGCTTATCCTCTCTTTTAAGCATAATTGTTATTACTAAATCTAAAGTTCTAATTAGTGCATCAATAGCTACAATCTCAACAGCAATCATTTTAAACTCATTCATGTATTCAATAAGTTCTTGCTTGTATTGTAAGGATGCTCTCTCTAAGTGAATCTCATTTGCTACAGCAATACAATAAATGTCAATGATATTGGAAGAAGCACCTGATTGTCTATTAACAGCAATACACTTACCATAACCTACTGAGCTTTGAAAAGCATTGGAAATCGCAGTATAGTCATCTCCTGTTACTGCTCTGTATTGGGATCTAAACAAGTAAGGCGCATACTTTTTAGCGTGGTCTACCGACTCTGCATTCTGACCTCCCGTACTAATAGTAGTGTTTACATAATTACCTTTTATGAGAGGACTCCCTGTAACTAAATCAATACCCTTCACATTTTTGTTAAGAAAATTATTTTTTATGTTACCCCGAAAACCTCCTCCTGTTCTATAAAGAACTGTATAAGAATCCCCAGAGATTGGAGGTTTACCCCTAATACCATCTCCAAAAATAAGTTTTACTCCATAGTTGTCGTCATACACTTTCTCAAAAACTTTATGATCCGATCCTGAAGCAAGGTAAAGACTATCAATCTCTTCCCACATTCCTTCTGAAGAGGAGACTTGAATACTTCCCTCTACTACTGGAGCTTCCTTTAAGTAGATATACTTAACTGCGTCGATATCAACAAAAGAGCCTTCTTCTTCCTTTAAAAACCCTTCTAAAAGAATAAGATTACTTATAGAAGTTCCATTATCAAAGTCTCCGTGAGGGATAATTAGATCAGACTTTCCATCTAATAAAATCTCTCCCGTAGAATGATCATAGTAATAAAGCACCCAAGACACAGGTTGACCATCTCTGTCAGAAATGACTGTTACATTCCTTTCTTCCTTTGTTATTTTGAAATCACCTTGGGGTGAGGAGTCCAGAGTCAACTTAGCATTAGCTTTAGCAGCTAAAGGACCTCTCATGTCTACACCAATTAATTGAAGCAGCTTTCTAACATTAGCAGGTACCCTGGCTGTTTCCAGGAAATTTTCGTTTGCAAGCATATCCGCCTTTAAGGAAAGAGTGGTTCCCATGTAAGCCATAGTATTCACAAGCATCATTCCTAAGTCAGACTCCACAAAATTATTGTAGTCTAAAGGGTAAAAAGCTTTAAGGTAATCCGTTAAAGATTTTTTGATACCCTCGTAATCCTGTGATGTAAAATCAATAGGGGGTAAGGTATTACTTGCATTTAACTGTGCTACTTTAATAAAATCAGAAGTAACTAATTGATCAGGAGCTTTTCTATTAGTAAGCCCTCTCCATGGTACTGAACGGTCGTAACTCATTAAATGGTAATCTCCAAGGTGTCTACAAAAGTAGGAAAATCTTTTATAACAAAAGATAGTTTAATATAAATTTTATTTAAGCCTCTACTTCGAAGGCTTACATCTTCTTCTACGAGAAGAGAAGTAATTCTAATTCTCTTATCATAAATAGCGATTGTCTCTCTAATGTCCTCTTTAATCCCTTTAAGCAAGAAAGAGTCTAGAGGCTCAAATAGCTTTGATCTTAATTGTACACCGAAGGAAGGTTGCATGGGCCTCTCTCCTCTCTCTGTTAAGATAAGTTGTCTTAAATTATTTTTTATAAGAAAGTGATCCGTTTCCTTAGTAAAGAAGCCTCCTTGTGAATCTTTCTTTAAGGGGTAAGAAATCCCCATTGTCTGTGTAACTTTTGAAGTAGTTACAAATTCAATAGGTGTAAAAAGAGTAGTATTTCTAGATTTAGTCATTAGTCTAATTTAATATTTTTAAAGAAAGCTTTTGTTTGGTTAAAATTCTTAAGAACTTCTTTTTCTGTTAAAGCTCTACTATAAAGTAAAGGTAACCCTATGAAACCAAACAGTCCACTTTTGGAGTTATTATTATTTAGCAGAGCTGCTTCTTGCATACTACTGTTTCTTGAATAGTAGCTATTTGTATTGCTACCCATAAATCCTCCAGTCTCTAAGGTATCAGTGTAACCTCCCCCAAGAATAAAAGGAGTAAAAGAGCTCCCAGGTAAAATAGAGGGAGCTACTCCTGAGGAAGCGGAGTAACTAACAAGATTAGGATTAGTATGGTTTAAAGTATGAAAAGTAGGGCTCTTTGGGATTCCTAAACCAAAAACATTTTTTACAGATTCGGTTATTTGCAATTTTCCATCATAGAAGATTTTAACTTTCTTTCTCGAAGGATTAACAGTAAAAGTAATCTGTCGGAAACTAGATGTTAAATCTTCCTCTAAATCAATAGAAGGGGGTACCCATGAGACTCCTAACCGTTCTTTATTTTCGTTTTCTCCAAAACAAACACTAGGATCCCAACCTAATCTTCTTTCATTCTGGGAAACCGTAGGGTACAAACCTAAAAGAGGCTTTCCTTGCACCCCTCTTACAAAACCGAAAACAAAACCTCGCACCTTAGCGTCTTCAACAGTCATATCAGCGTTTACATAATTTTTAAGATCAGTTTGACCCCCCTCTCCTGTATTTTCACAAGCAAGAAGCAACCTAAAAGTGTGGTCATCGTCAAAGAAACTATCGCTCTCTAATTTGGGAATGTGTGTCCAAACAGAAAAAGTAAAACCAGCCTTGGAATAAAGACCACTAATTAAATCTTCCCATACTGGGATTTGTACACAGGCTCCTCCGTTAATTAAATCGGAACCTCGAAGAAAAGGAATGCTTAAGCCAGAAGGATAAACCTCAATGAGATCATTTGCAAGCATTTGAGCGTTTCCTACCCCTAGACCATTTGCTCCAAAGTTATCAATTTGGTAGTCATCTATAGATGTAGAAGACCCAGTTAAAGGGTTAAGAAAAGCAAAACCAGCCTCTAGCCCTTTAGTAATTACGGAATCAGTTATATTACGAGTTAAGTATCCTTCCCCACTCACATCGTAAAGACTAGTTTGTCCTTTTGTCTTATCATAATGAGGACCAACTCCTGCTCCTTCGTTAGCTAAAGCTAAGTGTTCAAAAGTACGTACTCCTTCCTTAGGCAGAGTGTTTAAGTATAAAGGATCGAGGGGAAGGACAGAATCATCAACATCACCTTTTCCTAAAGTTATGCTTACCTGTTGCCCTAAGGTAGGACGCAATCGCATGTTTTTAGTAAAAGAAAAATCGTTTACAGGAATGTGTTTTAGAACTTCCTTCGTTCCATCTTCCTTAAAAAAAAGAACCTCTTCTCCTCCCACAATTTCAAAACGGCCAGACAATCTAGCAAGTTCTAATTGTTTCTTTCTCTTTTTTATCTTTAACTCGTAAGAGGTATAAATACCCCCTAATTGTTGGTTATAATTTGTAACTAAGGGTCCTTTTTCCTCATGCCCTTTTTCGAGAAGCTCTTGAATCTGACCTGATACATCGTATATTTCTTTTTGTCTATCCGCAATAAAATTTTGAAGTATGTTGTCAGAGTAATAAAATTGTAATAATTCATCAGTCTCCTTAGCATTCTCAAAATCCATTATAGTGTCTGTGTACCAATCTAAATCTTCTTCTTTATATACTTCCCCTCTACCACCTAAGTTTGGAGCGTAATTAAAACTAGTAGCAGCATCTGAAGGAACCTTCCCATTGGGAGAAGGTGCTTCTTTAGTACTTCTGGAATCATAGTAGAATCCGTTTTCAGATAAAACGTAACGACCAATAGAGGAAATTGGTGGACCATGAATCAAGTCATAAGTAGGTTCTAAACCAGGGAGGAACCTATTAAGTTGGGCTTGAACCTGCAACCACTTCGAATGGTCAGCAGCCCAAGGAGTAATAATTGCACGACTAAGAAATTCTTGGTGTTCCTCAGAAACAGGGTCTGGTCCTACTGGCATCCCTTCATAATTAAGGGATGGCTCTTCTAAACTGCCAGTGGCTCTATTTCCAACAATAGATGTAATAGCATCCAAGTTAGCTTTTAAAACATTAACTTGGCTTAATCCAAGTTCTAATTGACTTTCTAAATTTGAAAGTTTAGCTTTTTTTCTTTCAGTAATGAGAGAAGAATTAATTATATACTGAGAAGTATCTCTTTCTACTTTAGAGATAACAGAATTTAAAGAGTCTTCATCGGGGAGGGTATCTCCTTCAAAAACGTCCACTCCATTATCTTGTAGTGTCCTCATAGTAGTACTAACAGAATCTAACGAATTTAAAGCTCCTTGTAAGATAGAACCAGAAGGAAGTAGTCCTTCCCACTGTGGAACAGAAACAAGACCTCCTACACTTCCAGTGTTTACTTTTGTGATACCAGAAAGATTGGCAATTTCTATCTCTAACGATTTAACACGAGAAGTTATAGCACTCATAGTAAGACTCTGTGTTTTCTTCAGAGCTGCTAAACTGGGAGAAGGTAGCATTTTTAGCTCTGAAATAGTGTAAAATTCAACGTTCATAATTCTAATAGTATGTAGTGCTAAAGCATAGCAACAGGAGAACCTAGGCTTAAACCCGCAGCTGACCAACTTCCTGCAGCTGAGGATAAGGACATAGCCCCTCCTGAAGATTGGGTAAAACTAGCCCCTGCACTTTGAGAAATAGTACCTCCAGCAGTTTCGGTTATTGCTGAACCTGCATGGATACCTACCTCCCCTCCTGCATCAAGAATAATATCCTTTGCAGCTGTTAAATTGATATTACTTTGCTCTGCGGTTAAATTAATATCCCCTTGAGCAGCGATAATGTTAATGTTTCCTGCCCCTTCATTCTCAATAATAATATCGACATCAAAATGATTAGCTTTAACAACAATTTTAATATCCCCTACCCCTCTTCCTGTTAAAGTAATCTTATTAGTAGCAAAGGCAACAATGGAGTCATCGTCTAAACCTTCTGCATCTTTTATAATCCCTATCCAGTTTACTTTATCATCCACCTCATTGTTAGCTCTATCCCCTAATATAATATACTCAGCATCCTTCGTATCATTTATGTGGATATGTTTCTCTAACTCTGTGCGTAAAAGAATTCCTCTATCTTGCTTCTCTCCTTCATCTTCCGTATTTACTGTTTGATGGTTTAACCAAATCTTATTATTATTAGGGTCTTTCCAAACAGATTTTCCAGGAAAACCACTCCATTTAAAGATCTCCGCTTTATCAGGAAGAGTAGGTGTTGCGATAAAATCTTTCTCGCCCCCCACTTCTTTCTCATGCCACTCTGTAGTAAAAATTGCCCCAAGTAGAACATAGTTTCCTTTGTTAGTTCTAGCGAAAGCAACTTTTGTACCTGCTAAAGGTATACCTACAAAGCCGTAGTCAAAACCACCGTAAGGACTACAGTAATGTACGGTAGCCACTCCTTCGGCATACTTAACTTGTAGAGATCCTGATTCCATTGCATTGTTATCACTGTTTGGCTCTACTATCCCTTCATAGATTTGAAGTGTGTTCATTATATTTTACCTACCATATTGATTAAGTGAAGCTTAGTAACGTAACCCCCATCAGAAGAAATTTTGTGAGACATTCCATAGAGAGAATATTTTCCCGACAACCAGTGTG